CCTAAACAAAACACAGGTGTATTTCGTAATCCTTTATTTGATTTACGAACAGAACAAGGTTTGCCTGCTGATGCGTTATATCCAAATCCACAAATAGATTTTTCCGCAGAAGATACACCAACTGACCCTTGCCCAGAAGGGTATATGTTAGTTGATGGTGTATGCCAACCCATAGAACAATTCGGTCAGTCATCATACCAAGAAAATGATGACAGAGAAGACCCAGAAGAACGACCATATATGTCTATTGAAGATATGAAAAATGCAAGTGATGAAGATTTTTTAAATTACATGACAAGTGGTTTTTTAAAAAATAGTCCTCTTGGTTATCTTCCAAGTAAAGGCACAGAAGTTACAATGAGTAATATGTTTATGCCTTCACAGTTTCAATTACTGTTTGGTAAACAAAATGAAATGCGTAAAAATTTTATTAAAGATGAATTAACAAGAAGAGGTTATTTCACAGGTAACTTTGATAAAAATAAAAATCCTCTTTTTGATATTGGCAGTAAAAATGTCAATACAAACACAGGTGGTATAGAAAGTTTACTTCCACAAAATGTTCAAGGACAACCTGTGACTGATGTATTCGGAGACACTTATCAGCAAGTAGCAAATGATGGACAAGGTAATACAGGTTATACTTTTACCTCTGGTACACCATTACCAACTGTTTCACAGCAAACGCAAACTGGCGTTGACTATGGAACAGGTAGAGGTGGTACATCGGCACAACAAAGGCAAATGGATATTCAAGATACAAGAAAACCGCCTAGTAGTGCGGCTGAATCTTTTAGAAGATACGGAAGATAATGGAAAAAGAAAAAGAAATACAAAAAGGAAATAGAGCCAAACAAATATTAGAAGATGAAATATTTGCAGAGGCAGTAAAAAAAGTTTCAGACGAGTTAGACCTAGAATGGATTAATTCGCCTGTAAGAGACACGGAAGGGCGAGAAAAAATTTACATGATGAAAAAAATGTTAAATGTCCTTTTGGTGCAACTACGATCTGTTATGGAAACAGGTAAACTAGCATCCAAACAGATCAATCAATAATCTAAATAAGGAGTTACAATGGCAGACACGCCTCAAGAGGAATCTGCTGTTTCAAAACCAACCTATACAACAGATGAAACAGCAAAGGCTTTCGCTACCCTTTTAAATAACGAGACTGCAAGGAACGAAGAGCCTACAACGGAAGTATCAGAAAGTAAGGAAAGTGATCTTGAACAAGACACCACCGAACTTACGTCAGACGATATAGACGTCAACGACATAGTAGATAACGAAGAAACTATTTCAAACAGCGAAGAGACACTTTACGAAATTACTGTCAACGGACAGAAACAACAAGTTACCCTCGATGAGCTTATGAAAGGTTACTCTAGGGAATCAGACTATACCAAAAAAACAATGGAGCTAGGAGACAAGCGAAGAGAAATAGAAACTTTGCAAGGTGACTTAGCGAAAGAGTTAGAAGCAGTCAAAAATTCTAAAAGTCAATATGCACAACAACTAGATGATCTAACACAACAGTTAGGCACTAAGGAACAAAATATAGACTGGGAAACTTTATATCAAGATGACCCTGCGGAGTATGTTCGCAAAAAAGCAGAGTCCGATAGACGTAAAGAAATGTTGCAACAAGCACAAGTTGAAAAGCAACGTCTTCAAGAAGAACAACGAGCAGAGCAAGAGAAAGTATATAGCGATTACATTGCAAAAGAACGTCAAATCTTAGAAGAAAAATTACCAATCTATAAGAATAAAGAAAAGAGAGAAGCATTTGTTAAAAACTTAACAAATTTTGCTAAAGAGAATGGTTATACTGACCAAGAAATTGCAATGATGGTAGATCATCGTGCAGTTATGTTGTTAGCTAACGCTTACAAATACGATCAGTTAAAGAAAACTAAACTCTCTGGTAAAAAAGTAAATACTCCTCCTAGAATTGTTCGACCTAATGCGTCTAATGTGACGGAAGCATCTAATGATAAACAACGTATTGATCGCAGAATGACTAAACTGAAAAAATCTGGATCACTTCGTGACGCACAATCGGTGTTGAAAGAAATGATGCAAAACGAATAGGAGTTAAAAATGGCTGTACCTACAAATACAGTAGAAACTTTTGATCGTGTTGGTATAAGAGAAGACTTAGCTGATGTTATTTACAATATAGCACCAACTGAAACACCTTTCATATCAAATGCGGCATCAGGTTCAGCGGCTCAAACTTTACATGAGTGGCAAACAGACGGATTAGCAAATGCGGCGGCAAATGCTCAAAAAGAAGGCGATGACTACGCACTAGGTAGCAGAGCGGCAACAGTAAGACTAAATAACTACACACAAATCTCAGCTAAAACTGTAGGTGTGTCTGGCTCTGACCAAGCGGTAACAAACGCAGGTCGAGGAGACGAACTTGCATATCAATTAGCAAAACTTGGTAAAGAGTTAAAAAGAGATATGGAGTTTGCAAACATCGGTGTAGAAAATGCAAAAGCGGCAGGTTCATCTGGTACTGCTAGAGAATCAGCATCAGTTGGTACTTGGTATGGTGGAAACATCGCAGGTACTGCTTCAAGTGCAGGAAACTTTTCTACTAATGGTTCTCCAAGTGCAAGCCCTGCAGGTACGGGTGCAACTGCAATCGCAGGTGGTACTAACAGAACTTTCACAGAAGCATTGTTAAAAGCAGGTTTAAAAAAATGTTACGAGCTAGGTGGAAACCCAGACGTAGTATTAATGTCTGCTTCACATAAACAATTAGCATCTGCATTTTCTGGTGTAGCAACACTTTACAAAAACGCTGATGACAAAACTGTTATTGGTGCAGTAGATGTGTATGTGTCTGACTTTGGCGAAGTAAGTTTCGTACCAGACAGACATCAACAAGCTAACAGAGTTGATATTTTGGAAATGGATAAGTGGGAAGTATCTTACCTAAGACCATTCCAAACAAAAGACTTAGCATCAAGCGGAGACAACGATAAGAAACTACTCTTAACAGAGTGGACTCTTACTGCAAGATCGCCAAATGCTAACTACGGAATATTTAACTTAACTGCATAATTGTAGTCATAGGATAAGGAGGGGGTTTACCCCTCCTATTTAATTTTAACATGAGGATATAACAATGCGTGGAATGAAAAAAAGAGCAAAAAAGAAAATGAAAAAATCTCCTGTATTTAACGAAGATACAAAGAAAAAAGTTAAAAAGAAAAAGAAAAAGTAATGAGTAAAAAAATCTGGCTTGATGAACATACAAGTAAGAATGTCATTAAAACTAAAATGCACATTGACGAAAGTGAAAACAAATATCACTTTGAAGATGTGCAAGACATTCAACCAATATTAGAACGTAACAAGTTTGAAGCAAAAAATGACTTGTATAAGGTTCGAGGTATGCAAGATGCAAAAATGTATAAAGTTGCATCTATTCCTTTGATTGTAATTCAACAGCTAGCACAAAAAGGCATCATGTCTAATGCAGGTCGCATTATAGACAAAGATCGTTTTAAAAAATGGTTAAACGACCCAGAGAACAGACACTTTAGAGTTTATCAAGGAAATGTATAATGGCAATAGACACTTACGCAAATTTAAAAACAACGATAGCAAATTATCTTAATCGTGATGATTTAACTGCGTACATTCCCGATTTTATTTCTTTAACAGAAAAAAGATTAAATAGAGAATTGCGTGTTAGAGAAATGGTTAATACTGATACCAGTACAACAACTGTTTCTGGTACACAGAATTATAATTTACCAACTGGTTTTATTGAAGCAATAAGTGTTATTTTTCAAAGTGACCCATTTACAACTTTATCTTATATTAGTAATCACGACTTTTATCGTAGTTATAATTCTAGTGTTACATCTGGTACACCAACGTTCTTTACGATTGTTGGCGATAAAATAAAATTAGGTGTAGCTCCCGATCAAGCAGTTACATTACAAATTGATTTTTATAAAAATGTTACCGCTTTAACAGATAGTAATACAACAAACGATATACTGACTAACTACCCAGAATTATATTTATATGGTTCTTTAGCAGAGTCATCGCCATTTCTAATGCAAGATGAAAGATTACAAACTTGGGCTAGTCTGTATAAAGAAGCAGTAAGCAAAGCAAACGAGTCATCATCTAAAGGGTCTTCGTCAACACCATTATTAATGTCTGCAAGATCGGTGGTCTAAATGATTAAGTTTGGCGATTTGCAAGCTGATCTACCTACGTTTCAAAACACAGGTGCGATTAAAGTAGATAATGTTATTCCTTTAAAAGATGGATACAAAAGTTTATCGGGTTTTCAAGCATTGAGTTCAACAGGATTATCTAATCCTGCTGTTGGTTTATTTACGTCTTTTTCAAGTGGTGGTTCAACAAACTATGCAGGCGATAGAACAAAATTATATCAAATGGATAGTAGTCTTGTCTTTCAAGATAAATCAAAGTCTGGTGGATATAACAATTCTACTACAGAAAACGAAAGAGACTTTTGGGCATTTACACAGTTTGGTAGTAACATTATTGCAACTAACCACGCAGACAATATACAAAAGTTTGAAGAAGGTGTTGATAGTGCATTTAGTGATCTTGTATCATTAAAAGCTAAATACATTGCTGTTATAAGAGATTTTGTTGTTGCAGGATATACAACAGAGTCATCAACAGCATATAACCAACGAGTAAAGTGGTCTGGGATTAATAATAGTTCACAATGGACACCAAGCCAATCAACACAGTCTGGTTTTCAAGACATTGTAGGTTCACATGGTAATTTACAAGCAGTTGTTGGTGGAGAAAGTTTTGGTATTATATTTTTCGAAAGAGCAATATACCGAATGGATTACGTTGGTACTCCGTTAGTATTTCAGTTTTCTAAAATAGCAGACAATGTAGGAGCATTTTCTCCTAAGAGTGTTGCCTCTTTTGGTAATATGATTTTCTTTCTATCGCAAGATGGATTTTATAAATTAACAGGTGGACAACAGTTAACACCAATAGGAAATGGTCGTATAGATAATTTCTTTTTTGATGATCTATCATCGAACTTAGATGGTATTTGTTCAGCAGTTGACCCTAACAATAGTGTTGTTGTTTGGTCATACAGAGGTAGTGGTTCAACTGGTACTTCGGACATTAATAACAAACTGTTAATTTATAATTATGCTGTTGATAAATGGAGTACGGGGTCTGGTATGGATTTACAATTTATATCGAGTGCCTCCCAAGAAGCATTTACAACATTAGAAAGTTTAGACGTATTAGGCGATTTAGATAATCTTCCTAAATCTTTGGACTCATACTTTTATAAAGAAGGTATTGTTGGTCTTGCAGGTTTTGATAGTAATAATAAGTTTGGAAAATTTATTGCGACATCATTAAATGCAACTGTTGATACCACCGAGTTTGAAGGAGCAGAGGGAAGACGATCTACGTTAATAAATTGCCGCCCGATTGTTGATGGTACAACTAATACATCAGTCACAGTAACACCTATATCAAGGTCTTCACAGTTAGACACGATAAGTACAGGTAGTTCCGTATCAACAAAAGATAGTGGCGATTGTCCATTACGTTCTACATCACGCTATCATCGTTTACGAGTGTCCGTTAGTGGAAACTTTAATACAATGAGTGGCGTTGATATTGAGGCAAGACCCGAAGGCAAAAGATAATGGCTGACAACCAATTTCCCGTTGTTCCTTTATCCATGCCCGATCATGGTCAGCATTTACGTCTTGTATCAACAAGTTTAAATAATACGATTGAGGGTAAACTAAACTCAACAGGTACAGTTACATTAAGTGCTAGTGCAACATCAACAACATTATCTGATGTTCGTATTGGTGGTAACTCTGTTATTTTATTTACTCCAACAACATCAAACGGAGCTACAGCTAATGCTAACCTTTTTGTGTCAGCAAAAGCAAGTGGTACAGCAACATTAACACACGCTAGTTCATCGAACGCAGATCAGACTTTTGATTATGTTGTTATTGGATGATTACGCAAGTACCTCGAGAAGATATTAACTATGTATGGCAACAAGTAGAGCCATTAATAATTAGAGCTTTAGATGATTCGTACACAGCACGGGATGTGTTGGATGGTATTATTAGAAACAAGTTTCAATTATTTATTAGTTGGGAAAATGACAAAGTGGAAAGTGCCGTTGTTACAGAGGTAGCAGACTATCCACGCAAACGTATCTTACGATATGTCCTCGCAGGAGGAGACAATTTGGATAATTGGCTTGAGCCAATCCAAAACAAAATAGAAGAATTTGCAATTAACAATTATTGCCAAGCTATTGAGGTAGCAGGTCGTAAAGGTTGGTTGCGTAAACTTAAAGGGTTTGAACAAAAAATATACATAATGAGTAAAGAACTATGAGTAAAGGTAGCAATCCAAGTAACGTAACAACAACAACAAGTGCAGAGCCAAGTGAATTTGTACGCCCATATTTATCACAGGCTTTCGATCAAGCACAAAATATGTTTGAGTCTAGTGTACCTAATTATTATCCTAATCAAACGTATGCTGATTTTTCTCCCGAGACAGAAACAGCATTACAATTAGCAACAGCTAGAGCTACGGGAGGTAATCCTCTTCTTGGTTCATCGCAAAATGAAATAAATAATATTTTACAAGGTAACTATCTATCGCCAACATCTAACCCATACTTACAGGGTTTATATAATCAAATGGCAGGCGATGTTACAGCAGGAGTTCAATCACAGTTTTCTAAAGCAGGAAGACTTGGTAGTGCGGCTAATCAAAGTGTTTTAGCAAATGAGTTAGGAGAGCTTGCAAACAAAGTGTACGCACCTAACTACCAAATGGAAAGACAAAACATGATGGCGGCTACACAGTTAGCTCCACAGCTTGCACAGGCTGACTATCAAGACATACAAGCATTAGCAGGTGTTGGACAACAACGAGAGGGTCAAGAAATGGCTCAAATCCAAGACTCAATTAATCGTTTTGATTTTGAACAACAAAAACCATATTACAAACTTCGTGAGTATCTTGGTTCTATTGGTTCTCCTTACGCACAAACAGTTTCACAAACGCAACCTGTCTTTAGAAATCAAGCGGCAGGATTATTAGGAGGAGCAATGCAAGGTTATCAACTTGGTCAAAACTTTGGAATGGGTGGTCTTGGTGCTATAGGTGGCGGACTGCTTGGAGGGTTCTTTTAATGGTACAATCAATTAAAGGTAATCCGTTTTTATCACAAAATAGACCTAATACTTATATTAATCCAAATCAACGAGTTCCAAACTTGTCATCAAATAGACAACCGCAAATTAATCAATTTAATGATAAACCTAGAAATAATACACCGCCAAATTATAGAAACAATTTATTAGAGTACATTCTATCGCCTAAAGGTCAAGGAATGGCTCAAGGTTTATTAGAGGCTAGTGGGTATTCAACTAAACCTGTTTCTTTTGGCGAAGCATTATCAAGAGGTATGGGTCGTTCAACAGAAGCACAACGATACGCAGATCAAAAAGCATTTAGAGATAAACAATACGAAGATACAAAAGCCTTTAGAGATCAACAAACTGCTTTTCAAAACCTTATGGCAGAAAAAACATTTGGTTTAGAAACAGATAAATTTGGTTTATCTGAACGTAAATTTTTATCTGATGAAGAATTAGAACTAAAAAAAATAGGATTAACGGAAGAGCAAATTAAAAATGCTAAACAAAACAACATAGATTTATTAGCTTTTAAAGATAAAAAATTAACATCTGATGAAAAATTAGCTTTGCAAGGATTAGGATTACAAGAAGAATCTATAAATAATTTGGAAAATTATCGAACTAAATCATTAGAGTTCCAAGATAAACAACTTACATCACAAGAAAATATTTCACTTAAAAAACTTGGTATTAGTGAACAGCAATTAAAACTTAATGAGACTAGCATTGATAATGCTTGGAAGTTAGGAATGGAAAATATTGGTTTAAGAGGACAAGAAATTAATAATATAGCTGAATTTAGAAGTAATACACTTGCTTTAGATAAAGATAAATTAGATTTTTCTAAAATGAAATTTGATAAAGATACTGAATTAACATTAAAAAAATTAGGTCTTACTGAAACGCAAATTAATAATGCTGAAAAATATAATTCTGAAAGAATAAGACTAGAAGAAAAAGGTTTAGATATTAAAAAAATTGTAGCAGATGCTAATATGATTAGAGCTAATTCTGTAGACAATAGAACAACTAAACAAAAAGAATTAGATGATTACGCTACATTATTTAATTTAGATAAAAATAGTGATGAGTTTAAAGAGGTTTACAAACAGGTTATGACAAAACCTGCTAATCAAATTACTATATCGAATAAAGCACAAACAGAAAAAGATAAATCAGAAGTAAAAAGAATTGAAAATGATTATACTAAATATGAAAACGCACCTGTAAATAAAGCTCGTATAGAACAAATAGAATCAAGTTTAAATAATTTTAGAACAGGATTTATGGCTAATACAAGAGCTTTAGTAGGTAGTGCGGCAGATTTAATAGGAATTGACTCGGCAACAAATAGCAATTTATTTAACCCATCAGCCGCAGATTCATTTAAAGCCGCATCTTCACAATTACAAAGACAACTAGCAAGCGGATTACAAAACTTGAATATTGAAGAAGTAAAAATGGTTGCTAGAGCTTATCCCAGATTAGTTAATACAGTAGAAGGTAATCAACTTTTAATAGATATTTATAAAGCTGAATATGATTTTCAAGAAAAAATGTTGCAAGCTAATGATCAATATTATTCTGATGATGTAGAAAATGATTTTAAAAATTATTCTAATACTAGAGTAAAATTATTAAAAGAATATCAAGAAAATGTAAGATCAATGGTTAATGAAACAGTAGATTCATTAAATCAATTTGACAATTTAGTTACCAATATGTCTAAAGAAAAACAAACAGGAACAGGTATAGATGTCAATGGAAACAAAGTTGATATTGTTGTTGAACCAACTGATCAGTTTCTTCGTTTACAAGAAGGTATGCCTGTTTTTATAAAACAATCTGGCACAACATATAAAATGTTAGGGGAATAATTATGGTAACTTTAGTACCTCCTGATTCAGATATTCAACAACCACAACAAGATAAATATAGTCCTAACTTTTCTTCTTTAGTTATGGGTACACCAAGCCTAATGACTAATGAAAGTGAAAAAATTAGACAAGATAAATTAAGAAACGAAGAAGCATTAAGATTTTTAGAAGGCGATTTTGTAGAAGGAGAAAATTTAACTGACGCATGGTTTAAGTTTGATTTAGCAGGTAGTAAAACATTAACAGCTAAACAGCAAAAATTTAAAAGAAAATATCCAAATGGTATTCTTACACAATTTACATTACCATCTACTAATGAAACAAAATTAATTTATAAAAAAAATCCTAATGATAAATTTAGATTTTTAGACATAGGTGTTAATTATCCAGAAATAACAAGAGGATTAATTTCTGGAGAAACTATTGGTGGTATTCTTGGTTCACGATTTGGAATTAGTGGAACAGGTGGACTTACTGCTGTCGGTTCTTTAGCAGAAACAGGTGTAGAAAAAATAAGAGGATATGATGTTCCTCCTTTAGCAGATGAATTAAAAGAAGCAGGAGTTGAAGGAGTTATTGCAGGAGGTTTTGATGCGGCAACTAGAGGAGCAATTAAATTTTTTAAAGCATTAAATAATAAAGGTGTAGCGTCAGCTATTGACACATCAAAATTTGCAGACGATATTTCAAAATTTGCTGAAAAAGAAATGTTAGAACCTTTAGCAATAGGACAGGTAGCAAAAAGACCTGTTGTGGGTTCTATATATTCTCAAGTTGGAGGTACTTCTCCAATACCAAAAGACAAAACTATTGGTCAAGTACAATCATTAAAAAAGAATTTTGGAAATATATCAAGTAAATATAATGCTGATGATTTTACAAAAGAAGAATTAAAAACTGTTTTAAAATTACAACAAGATGATTTTTTAAAACAAGTTACTTCAAAATTTAAAACAGGAACATTATCAGAATCATTTGAAAATAGTAATTCAGCATTAAATCGTGGATTACAAAATTGGAAAGAAACAACTCGTAATTTAAGAAACGAAAAATATACAACTGCTATAAACAGTAGTGATGACTTCTCCTTTGATTTGTCTGATTTGCAAAAAACAGCAAATGAAATGCAAAGAGCTATTATTATGAAACAAAAAACACAGTTTCAAAATAAAGTTGTTGGCACAGGTTTAACAGATGAAGGTGTAGAAACAGCTATTACAAAATCACAAAAGTTACCAGATAAATACACAGACGTACAAAACATACCGCAAGAAATACAAAAAGAAATTGATTTAATATTAAGTTTAGACCCGTCAGTTGCTAAGATACAATATAAAGGGCAAACATTTCAACCTTTTGAACAAATGAAAGCATTGCGTACTCGTTTGTTTAATTTGCAACAATCAGATAATAAAAATATAGCAAGGCTATCAAGTGATCTTTATAACTCTTTAAAAGGTGTAATGGATAATCCATTAACAGGAAGTGAAGACGCTTTACAATTATACAAAGAAGCATCACAATATAATTTATATCGAGAAAATGTTTTAAAAGTACCTTTTATAACAAAAGCATTAAAAAATAATAACCCAGAAGATATTGTTAGATTACATTTTAAAAACACACAACCATCCGAAGTAAAATTAATTAAAGAATTAGTAAGTACAAATCAATTTGATACTTTAAAAAATGCTTACGTTTATCAAATGTTAAATGATACAAATTCATTAAACAATTTTGTTAAAAATATACAATTAAACAAAAACACAACTAAACTAATGTTTAATGATGAACAAATTTCAGCATTAGAAAATTTTCAAGAAGCAATGACAAAATTAAACAAATCACAACTTGCAAAATCAATAGAGCAAGATGTTTCTAATTTTGACAGAATGTTATTGTTATCTGATGAGGGATATGAAGTTTTACAAAATACAATGAAATTACAAGGTGGAAAAAACTCTAAGTTTGCTCAATCTGTAAGAGCAGGATTATTTAAAAAAATATTAGATGATGCAACTATACAAGACCCTCAAGGAGGAACAGAGTATTTAGATACTAAAAAAATATATGCAGGTTTAGACAAAATATACAAAAATAAAAATTTAATGGAATTAGTATTTGAAAAGTCAGATGTAAAAAAATTAGAAAATTTTGGTTTATATACAATTTTAGTTAACAAAGGACAAGATGTAGGTGGTCAAATACAAGTAGGAGAATTAGCAAGTAGTTTAGCCAGTCCTTTAAAACCAATAAAGGCTACAAGTGCATACATTAAATTAAAACAAAATGATTTTGTGGCTAAAATTTTATCACAGAATTACAAACCATCTTCACAAAATGCTTACAAAAAAAGTAATTTTTTAAATGCAAACAGACTGAAAGAATTGTCTATTATGGTTAATAGCACAGCACAACAATTAAATGATGAGAAAAAAACAAAAGTATTAATGAATCCAAATTTATTAAATATCGGAGCAATCAATGACAATAAGTAACTTTAGTACAACAGCAAGCAATAATACCAGTATTAATGGTGTTTCTATTGCAGAGGGTATGTCTCCTAGTGACGTTAATAACGCACTTAGAGAATATTCCAAAGATTTAAGGACTGTTTGGAATGACAAAGAATGGTTTTTACTTGGTAGTGGAAATCAAACAGTAACGTACACCAGAGCTTCGGCTACAAGTGTTACGATCAATGCTGATGTGTCTTCTACTTATCATGTTGGTCGTAGAGTTAAAGTTACAGGTACAGCGACAGGCACTTTGTATGGTAAGATTGCTACGTCTTCTTATTCTTCTCCGAATACAACAGTTACTTTTACTTTTGATAGTGGGTCTATAAACTCTGGCGATACAACTGTATCAGTTTATGTTGGTAGTGTATTTAATAACCCTAGTGTTCCTGTAATAGATACAGACGCTATGACAGAGGATAGTGCAATACTTCCTCCTTCACAGCAATCTGTTAAAGCATTTGTCGAGTCTGGTACTGTTACCATGACAAACAAAACATTAACTAGCCCAACATTAACATCCCCTGTTCTTAACACATCATTATCTGGTACAGCATTTAAAGATGAAGATAATATGTCATCTGATAGTGCTACCGCAGTTGCTTCCCAACAAAGTATTAAGGCTTATGTTGACAGTCAAGTTACTGCACAGGATTTAGACATTACAACTGACTCTGGGTCTATTGCGATTGATCTTGATAGTGAGACACTAACAGTTACAGGTGGAACGGGTATTGATTCATCCGCAACAGGAAATACCTTAACTCTAGCTATTGATAGCACAGTAGTCACAGAAAGCTCTACTGACACATTAACAAACAAAACTATTTCTGGTAGCTCTAACACACTATCTAACATTGCTAATTCAAGTCTAACTAATTCATCTATAACTGTTACTGATGGCTCTAACTCTACTGCTACTGCTCTTGGTGGTACAATCACTTATGCGGCAGGCGAAGGTTTAGATGTAGCAGAGTCTAGTGGAACAATTACTTACTCTGGCGAAGATGCAACCACTTCAAATAAAGGTGTAGCATCTTTTGATACAAATAACTTTAGTGTTTCATCTGGAGCAGTTTCTATTAAAACAGCAGGTGTTGGTAATACAGCAGTTGCAACAGGAATTGATGCTACTAAAATTGCAGATGGTTCAGTAACAAATTCTGAATTTCAATATATTGGTGGTTTAACAAGTGATGCACAAACGCAATTAACTGGTAAACTAACTGCAAGTAATAATCTTAGTGATGTTTCTTCTGCATCTACTTCAAGAACAAATTTAGGTTTAGGAACTGTTGCTACACAAGACTCTAACAGTATTGCTATCACAGGTGGCTCTGTTACTGGAATGTCTGCACCTTCATCTGGCAGTGATGTTGCTACAAAAACATATGTAGATGATTTAGTTGCAGGATTAAAAACAAGAATAATTACAAGAGTTGCAACAACAGGTAATGTTGATTTAACAGCCGATTTACAAAATGGCTATACAATAGACGGAATTACATTAGCAACTGGAAATAAGGTGCTTGTAAAATCGCAAACAGATGCAACAGAGAATGGTATTTATGATGTAGTAGCTTCTGGAACAGCAACCAGAAATTCAGACTACGATACTGTTAGTGAACTTGCAGGACAATTAGTAATCGTTCAAGAGGGTACAGCTAACGCAGACGAAATTTATCTTTGCACAACTGATAATTCTGGAACAATAGGTTCGGTTAATATTACTTTTACAATCGTTCAACCTTCAAACGTAGGCACAGTCACAAGTGTTGCTGTGGCAGACGCAGGATCAAGTGAATTTACAGTCACAGGAAGTCCAATTACATCATCTGGCACAATCAACTTGGCAGTTAATTCTATTAACGCAACTAAAATTGGTAGTGGGAATGTTGATAATACAGAACTAGGTTACTTAAACGGAGTGACCTCAAATATACAAACGCAACTAGACAATTCAGCATCATTGGGTGATGCCATTAGTTTTGCAGTTGCATTAGGTAGTTAAGGAGAAAATACATGGCTAATAATTTTTCTGATGCTAGTGTCACAATTTCAAATGCTTCTTTAACCGATATATTTACTGCATCTAATAAGTCTATGGTAATAGCAGGAGTTGTTTCTAATACAGGAACATCAGCCGTAAATATTTCAATTAAGAAGTATGACAATTCAGCAACAGCAACTTTTACAATAATCAAAGATGCACCTCTACCTGTTGGAAGTAGTTTAGAAGTTCCTAAGATCGTTCTAAATACCTCTGATAAGGTACAGGCACAATCAGACAACGCAAGTGGTAATATTGATGTTGTATTACAACTTTTAACAGATGTAGCATAATATGGGATATATTGGATCAAAACCTGCAACTAACTTTGAAACAGTTAGAAAACAGGTATCTACAACGAATAGTGGAACAACTATTACATTAGATTTTGCTGTTTCTAGCGTTCAAGATATATTGGTAACTGTAAATGCAGTTGTTCAAAGTTATGATAATTATAGTGTAAGTGGCACAACACTTACTCTTGGTGGTACTCTTAATAATGATAGAGTAGAGATCCTATATGTAGGCAGAACATTTCAAACTGTTACTCCAGCAATCGGAACAGTTACAAATGATATGCTTTCAGGAAGTATAGCAAACTCTAAACTTTCTAATAGTTCAATCACTCTGAACGGCTCGGCAGTTTCTTTAGGTGGCTCGGCTACTGTAGGTGGAGATAATACTCCTGCATTTTGGGTTGTTAAAAATGCTAATCAATCTATTGCAGGTGATACTACTGTTAAATTAACTTTTGAAACAGAAACTCTTGATAGTGCAAGTAATTTTGCATCAAGTAGATTTACCCCTCAAACTTCTGGTTATTATTGGATTTACGCACAAGCAAGATTTAATTCAAATAGTGACGCAGACCAATGGAAAATAGAAATTCATAAAAACGGAGCTATGGTAAACACAGGTAGTACAGTTACAAGAACACAACAAACAGCACAAGTTGGCTCTTTAGTTCAATTTAATGGCTCTTCTGATTATATTGAATTTTTTGTTTATCACAATCTATCTGGCGAAACTAAAATTGTGGAAAATCAAAGTCAATATACCTATGCACAAGGTTACAAACTAATAGGAGTATAGATGAGTTTATCAAATAAAATAAAAGCATACTTAGATAGAACACCAGACTTTTTAGAAGAAATAAAACTTCAAGATGATGGCGATGGTGTGGTTTATATTAAAGAATGGAACGCAACAGATAAATCTAAACCTACAGACGCACAACTTAACGCATTATCTTCCCAAGCAGAAACTTTAGAAAACAATGCAATCGCTGTAGCTAACAGACAAAAAGAATATGGAAGTATAGCTTCGCAAATAGAATTTATTACAGAAAAAGGATTAGAAGCA